TCCCCAAAATGCTTGGCGCATTCTGAACCAAGCTCAACCTGGTACTGTTGCAAACAAACTGTTTGTAATGGAGTGAGACCATGCGTCCACTAATTAAGTATGGTATTCCCGCCGCTGCAGGTCTTGCGGTTGGTGGGATGCTTGCTCAAGATCAACAACCAGGTGTTGCCGCTTTAGGTGGACTTGGTGCTGCTCTTGGTACTGCTGCCGGTCTTAAGGGTGCTCGACTTGCAGGCAAATATTCACCTCAAATAGTTGAATTTTTGCAAGATAAAGCTGTTGCACCAGTTGCCGATGTTGTTCGTAACATTGGAGCACGTGTTCCAGCTGAATCAAAATACCGCAATCAAGCTGTTGGTACCCTTGAACATGCACTGGCAAAAGCAGAAACAGCAAAGCTGGGCGAAGGTGCACAACGTACTGTTGGTAGAGTTGCCACTGGCCTTACTGTTCCTGTTTCTGCTGGTCTTGCTGCCCTTGGTGGCCAAGCCGCTGGCATGATTCCAGGCGCCATAGGTGTTCCTGGATTTACACCACAGCAACAGTACATTGATCCAGAGTCTTACGGCTCTAGTAATTCACCCGGTGCACGTTATAAACAAACCACCGGATCAGCAGGTATTACTGGCTATTATCAATAGTTAAATTAATACCTGCTAAACTTTATAGAGATAAGGCATCTACGTGTCTTTATCTTTCACCGTTAAATTTCTTACGACACCGGAGGATAAAACCAAGTGTTTATTGATAGCTAGTTCAGATCCTGGTAGGTGTGTCCTTTTAGGATTTGGTAAATAGCTACGTGATTACAGTTAAATTTTTCAGCAATCTTTCTATAAGAAAGCCCTGCTTCTTTAAGAGATTTAATTTGTACCACGTCTGCCGAAGAAAACTTTCTTAAAGATTTTTTCGGCTTCCCTTTACTGGCAAAACCGTTGTTCTTGTAGCAACCAGTCTCCCAAGCCCTAAGTAAATTTTCTTGTTTAGTTACGACCTCAAGATTATCAACACAGTTGTTACGCTTGTTGTTATCTTTGTGATCTACCTGAAGTGAAAAATTATGAATGCCGTGGGACTCAAGGTTTAAATCAAGAAAAGCAACAGCCATTAAGACATGCAAATGAAAACGTTTTCTTTTCCCATTAACAAGAATTGAAACCCTGTCATATGCACTGGTTGAGCTGATTGGAAGAGGTATAAATTCTTCCTTATTGTTTGAGTCAAGTTTTTTCTCAAACGCTCCGCCCTCCCTGGTCAAGTAAAGGTTACCAAATCCTAATACAAGTTTGGGTTCCATGTTGTTGATAAACAATTTCCCAAACTATAACATGCCTCAACTGAACGCTCAGCGTTGTCACCTCACCGAGCAATCGATGAGTGAAAACCGGATGAATTCAGGGAAACCCTAACGTAAAGCCGAGGGCAATCCTGAGCCAAGCCAATCAAGTTCGTGATTGGAAGGTGCAGAGACTACTGGGGGTAACACGCTCTTGTTACGTAATACCAGATTTAGCGTCCGGCATCCCACGTGGATGAAGAGATAGTCCACCCCCTTAAGAGATTAAGGACCAGGAGAACGATTTTCCGAAGATTCTTGGTGCCGAACTATATCGGCCCCACCCCGCATACATTTGCGAAATGGCTGTTGAGCCCGTGGTGGTCCATGACTTCACCCGCCAACCTGGCCAAACCGTTCAACTAGATCGCTACAAGTTCTGGGGTACTCCTGGTACCAAGGACAGCCGCGAACGGATCTCCGATCAAACCATCGGTACCGCCAACAGCCGTAACATCACTAAGGAAAAAGTCCTTGTGGTGCTTAAGGAATATACAGGCCCCGCCGATCCGGGCGATCCCACCCAACCCTCTACCTTTAAGATTGCACGGGAAACTCTGATTACCGCTCAACGTCTCCTCCTGGATACGGGTAATCTGAATATGTTCCACCAATCTATTGGTTCACTTACCCTCCTTGATGATTATCGCCGGTGGCGTGATCGTGTGTTCATTGATGAACTCGCCAAGGCAGAAGCTAATGGCCAAGCCTCTACAACCCAAGGTGGTTACTACTTCCCTGGTGGCAAGAGCAAAAATGCTTCTGGTCAAATTGCTTACACCACTGCTGAATATGCAGCACAAGTTCAGCAATTCCACGTTTCAACTGACCTGTTGAACGTTGTTAAGGATCTGCGCAAGCGCAACGTTCCGACCTTCTCTGATGGTCTGTATCGTGCCATTGTCGATCCCACCTTCATGATGCACTTGCGTCGTGATGCTGACTTCCGTGAAATCGCACGTTACGCTGGTAACCCTGGCCAAGGCATGTACATGGGTAACCCCATGCTGCCCAACAACGCCAGCTTCTTCCAAGGTCCCCAAGCTGGTCAAGGTTACTTCCTTGCTGGTGAACCTGTAATGCCTACTGGCGTTCAGTTTGAAGGTGTTAAGTTCTACGAATCTACCAACTTCCCGACCAAGACCATCGCTGCCAGCTTTACTGATAGCCCCTCTTACACCAACCAAGAAGCTGCCCAAGGGTTCTTCTTTGGTCCCCAAGCAATTGGCGTTGGTGTTGGTGGTCCTAATGCTCAAGTTCTCATCAACAACAATGATGACTTCAGCCGCTTCATTATCCTCATCTGGCAACTGTATGCTGGTTTTGAAATCCTGAACAAGGACTTTGTGACCAATGCTTACAGCTTCGTTCAAGATGACGGCATCATCTGATAACCATACACAAACAAACGGAGAGATAAATGACCTACCTGTCTACTAAAAAGATCTACCCCGGCAACTGGGTAGAAGCCCTCAACGGCTGGTACAAAAACATCGATACTACCGGTGGTACCACTGTTAACGCATCCAAGGATGGCCCCACAGCCGTCCTCGCCACTCCTGGCTATCGCTACTACCAACAACGGGGTTACGTTCCCGTGTCTTGGGCATCAGGCAGCGCCGCAACTCTTGGCCAAACCTTGAGTGTGATCGTTCCTTCCCCCTACCGTCAAGACGACACTCGTCCTGACATCACTGGGATGGTGATCAGTGGTAATGCAAGTACACCTGCTTTCGTTTACCGCACTGCAATCTCTATTGCTTCTGGTTGGGGCGACGGTCGTGTTGCGTCTGGTGTGTACGCCTCCTCAGGCAACGTCCTTTCATTCGGACGTAACGTCTCTGGGCTACCCATCGCAGCGTCTGGCACTGGCGAAGGTGTGATCCAAGCTAACATTGCCTCCACTGTCTCAGGTCTTGCTTCTGGCACGATCTATATTTCTGGTGGTACGGAAGGCTTTGGTTCATTCCCCTTCCTGACTGCAACTGGGGCAGCAGGAGTTTCTGGCACAGTCGTAAACTACCAAGCTACCGGTGCTACTACCCTTAGTGTTTTCACCAAGGCTTCTGGTAACGCTGTTTCTGGTTCTGGTGGTGTCTACATCTCTGATGCTGATATCGCTGCAGGCCGCACTGGTTACATCCTAGTGGAAGTGGCTTACATCGTTCCTGATGATGCTCCTCACTACGAGGATCTCGAGGCTTATCTGCCTAACCGCACTGTAAGCTGATTAGGTTAAACTAAAACCAGAACTTCTGGTGACCATGCTTTACCAACACACAAAAACGGGCGCACGGGTTAAGGTTATTAGTGAATGGGACAACGGCGACTGGTTCCTGGTCGAAGATCAAGACAGTCGCCTTTTTACCGTTTATAAAAGCGAGATCACGCCTGATGAGTCTGCCACCAAAACGGTCAAGACTCTACAAGTAAAGGATAAAGCGTCAGCAGAAGAGCCCCGCAGCTTCCCTCCCGAAACTCGCCTTAATATAAATTCAGCAACACCACAAATGATTGCTGACCATATCAAAGGTATCGGACTTAAAACAGCCCGCGAGATCAAGGATATCCAAATGAGTCTTTCCGGTGAAAGATTTAGCAACTTAGAACAGTTGAAACAAGTCCGAAGGGTTGATTGGGCTTCTGTCTTTGCGGCTGACCTGGTACGAGTGTGACACAATCCCTGCTTCGGCAGGGTTTTTTATTTTAGAATAGTAATAAAATATTAATATGGCAGGCGCAGGCGGTAGGTTTTTTGTAGGTAACATAGGGGCCACTGGTACTGCCACTGGTCCACATATTCATCAATACGTAAAAGACTTAGCAACAGGTCAATATATTAATCCTGAAACAATCAAGAGTGCACTTACTGGTGTACAGATTGG